CCTCCGCCGCTTCCGCCTCCGCCGCTTCCGCCGCCTCCTACGCCGCCTCCGCCGCCTCCGCCTCCGCCGCTTCCGCCGCCTCCGCCGCCGCTTGCTACGCCGCCTCCGCCGCTTCCTACGCCGCCTACGCCGACGTTAGGGCAACGGCGCAAAGCAGGATGGCAAACATGATCAGGGTGGCCAAGCCTGGGGCACCACGAATGGAGGTACAGCCATGACATGGGGATCGCGAACCGCGTGCTACCTGGGTTGCTCGGTAACGACGGGGGCGCGGCCCCCGGTCGTAGTGCCACTAACACCCGGCGGACAGTCTCTCCTCAAGGCCGTGCGCCGTGGCCGGGCCAAGCGCGAGAAAGAGGCATGGGAACATAAGATGGAGCGGGCGCATACCGGCAAGCGCAAGCATCGCAAGCTGGCAGACGGCCAGATTTACACTTCCCCGCCCGACGGGTGGCCCGCGCTGCCCCCAGGCTTCCGGGTGGGCAGGTACAGCGGCAAGGTCTACAACTCCAACCGCGAGCATATCCCGTGCCCTCGGTGTGGCCAGCGGTACATCGCCACCGGCGGGAAGCAGTGCCACCAGTGCGGGAAGGCGGGGAAGATATGAGCGGTCTTCTCTGCCCAGGCCAAGCGCCGCCCTTCATCGTCTACGGCGACCCCACAGCCAAGGGCCGCCCTCGCCATATGCGGAACGGCCACACCTACACGCCCCAGGGCACAATCAACGCGGAGAACAACTTCAGGGCTCAGGCCGTCGCGTTCCTGCCCAAGGAGGGCATGATCCAGGCTGGCGTGCCCATCCGGTTGACCATGCTCTTCTATATGCCCATCCCGGCGAGCTGGAGCCACAAGAAGCAGGACCGGGCCGCCAATGGCCTCATCTACCCCGTCGGCCGGCCGGACCTCGACAACCTCATCAAGCTCGCAAAGGACGCCTTGAACGGGATCTTCTGGCACGACGACAGCCAGGTCGTCTCCTATGGCGAACTCACCGGGAAATACTACAGCACGCAACCCAGAACCGAAGTGCTCGTCGAGAGGATAGGGCCTTGACTTGGAACCGACGGGGCGCTAAATTGTCAGTGTTGGCAATGGGCCGGCGCGTCGCGGTAACGGCGAGAGGAGCCAGTGGTGCAGCGCCCCTATTCAAAATATCAGAACGAATCCATGCTCCCACTGGCGGCGTGGATTCTAGGCACCGGAGGAGTTACCGCTCCCCGGTGCCGCTCCGTGTTGTGGGGGACCAATGAAGTCACCACCGTTTTTCCCCATCTACCCAGCGGATATGCTCAGTGACAACAAATTCGCGTTCCTGAGCCACGAGGAGATGGGCGCGTGTTTCCTCCTCATGTGCTGGCAATGGCTGAATGGGAGCGTACCTGATGACGCTCACAGGCTGTCAGTTATCCTCAAGTGTGATAACTCAGTTATAACTAAGTTATACCCTACACTTAAGACAGTGTTCGATGGCCCCGCCGAGGCGGGCCAAATGAGGAACGAATGGCTCAATGTACAACGACTTCGGTTAATGACCGAAAGGTGTAAAAAGTCCGTCGGTGGGAAGGTCGGAATGCAACACCGGTGGGCATCCGATAACATAGTTATAACAGACCGCCATAACAACAGAACAGAACAGAACAGAACTATAACAGAAGAAAAGAAACAAACACCCTCACCGACCACCCGGAAACGGAAGCCCAAAGCATACTCCCCCTCCCCCAAATTCGAGGAAGCCTACCAGCTCTACCCACGCCATGTGGCGGCGAAGGAGGCGTGGGACGCATGGGCCAAGCTGGCCCCGAGCGGGGAGCTGCTGGACAAAATCATGGCTGGGATATCGGCCTATGCGCTCGCCATGGAGAAAACACCCCAAGACAAAATCAAGCATTTCTCTTCCTGGCTCAATGGCAGGAGATGGGAGGATGACCCCGATGGATTCGCAGGAAAGCCAGGACCGACCTTTATCTCCCCTGAGTACCGTGGCGACTGCGCCGACATCTTCGGGACGAAACTACCTTAAGGCCTGCGGGTGGACACACGAGGAAATCGAAGAGGCGTACTCCGCCGGCCCGCGGACCTACACGAAGGACAGGCCGGGATGCGACGGGTCAATGCACTGGTGGGATGAGAAGTGCATCCCGCATGGTGCCCGGTGCAACTGCGCCAACGCTAACCCGTGGGATGTAACGCTCCGCCGGGCCATGCACCGGCTCGGGAAGCAGTACACTTGGGAGTTGTTCGACAAGGCAAGGCAACCCGAGGCCGCGAGGTTCATTGACCATATCATGAAAACATGGGAGGCCGGGCTCTACCTGGAAGGCCCGAGCCGCACCGGCAAGACCCACGCGGCCAAAGCCATCGTTTATGAGCGCATCCGGCAGCACAAGACGGCTGATTTTATCCACGCCGCCTACCTCTCCCGGCTATTTTCGCAGAGCAAGGGGTTCGACGAATCGGCCCACCATGCCAGGGAGGAGGTGGCGCGGCTATTGGGGCGGTCACTTGTGGCGATGGATGACCTTGGGTCTCAGAAGGATTCGGGGAGTGGGGTGTTTGAAGAGGGGCTCCAACTTTTCCTCGATGGGTATAAGGGCGTTCTGGTGGTAACCACCAACCTTGACCCCAAGGGGTTGGTCCGTAACATCGGTGAGAAGAACGCCCGAAGAATAGGCGAGCGGTGCGCCGAGGTGATATTCGGAAGGTCCGGGAGGTCCGAAGATAGTATCACGGCGGCGGTCAAGGCCAATATGGTGGTAGCCCATGCCTAACCAGGCCAAGGGCGCGCACTATGGCGGAGCGGACGGAACAGGCCAGAACAGCGTCCCCTGGTCCATCCCCCTCACTCGCACGCTGCAGACCGAGACGGCGCGTCACGAGCTGCGGGCGCATATCCCCACACTCGGGTCGGTCGAACGCCTGTACCTCACCCTCCGCGGCGGGGTGTTGCCAGCCGTGGACGGGACCGATGGGACATTCCGTGTGCTACCGGACCCAGGCGGGCAAGGACAGAAAACCATACGCCACCGTGACGGCTGGGGATGGACCTGCGTCCGCTGTGGCCGCGAGGTGGAAGGTGATCCCGCGACGCGGCCGGCCCGGTGCGCCGGGTGCAAGTGCATGGATCTCCAAGGCGGGATCATCCCGCTGTTCTATCTGGCTGGGTTCTCTGGTGGTGGCAGTGGCTACTGCGGCGGGATAGAGCACGTGGATTGGCTGTGTGGGTTTGGGTTCTGGACCAAGGCGGTGGCGGGCTGGTCTGTCTACCGGGCCGTAGACGGGTGGGTAATGCGGGAGCCACTACGCCATATCCAGGCGAACTTGGGCAAGTACGGCGTCACCCGGTCACACACGTGGGTCCGCGTGGCTGTGCAGAATGTGCGGGCGGAGTGGGAGCGGGACGGTGCAGCATAACGCTTTCCTGAGCTGCAAGGCGGAAGAAAAGGAGGCAGAGATGATCGAGGAACCCAATGGAAGCCTGGTGCCATTCGAATGCCCTTCGTGTGGGCACAGAATGGAAATGCTAACCGAGTTAAGGGATGGGAAGGTGTATACCAATGTGAACGATGTAGAACCGAAGCCTCCTTTTCCCGCCTTGACCGCTCCAGGAACTAGTTATCCGCCACTCGCTGAAGCTGACGCTGAACAGGACAGCTCAGGAAAGCGTTATCCGCACACGGAGCCAGACCCGGAACCGAGAGTGTGCCCAAAGTGCGGGAGCACGGACCTGCATTACGAGTGGACCGACGTAGCGTGCCTCCTACTAGAAACATGCGAGCGGTGCGGAGCCACAAGGACCGAGAGTTGCTAGGGATACCGGCCTATGCTTCCTAGAAAGCTGACACGAGCGAAGCGAGTGTGCGGATAACGCTCCGGTGAGCGACCCAGGGCCGAAAAGTGAGAGGAGGCGGCGATGTTCATGGTGAACGAGATAGAGGTGGAGTCACCACGCGAGATGGATGTTTGGCTGCACGGCTACAGTAAGGGCCTGGAGACCATGCGAAACCTGTTGGTAGAACTGGACATGCTAAACACAAAGCCCTCCTCTCACGGCCCTGGGTTCGTTCCACTGGCTAGTTCGGCGCCCCACGGTGAGGCAACCGAGCACGAAGCCAGCTCACCGGAGCGTATGGCGTTTGTCCGATACAGGACGGATTTTGACCGTTAACCCGTAAGCCACGATAGGAGCAGGGATGGCCGATAAACCGATCATCTGGAGTTATGGCGGCGGGACGCAAAGCGCGGCAATCGCCGTCCTTGTGGCGCGTGGTGAACTCCCGCGCCCGGAACGCATTGTGATAGCAGACACAGGGCGCGAGGCAACGGAAACATGGGAGTATACCGATCAGGTGATAGGGCCGCTGCTCGGAGCCGCTGGGCTCACCGTAGATGTGATTCCGCACGAATACGCCACAGTGGACCTTTACAGCAAACAGGGCGACTTGCTGATACCCGCCGTGACGAAGGGCGGAAGGCTGCCCACCTTCTGCTCCGTCGAATGGAAGCAGCGGCCCGTTCGTCGCTACCTGCGCAGCCAGGGTTATGGGCCTTCGCGCCCCGTGATCATGTGGTTGGGCATAAGTATTGAAGAGGTCCACCGCATAAAGCCAGCAGATGTGAACTGGATCGAGCACCAATGGCCCCTAGCCTGGGACATCCGCATGAACAGGGCAGATTGTGTGGCGCTAGTGGAGGGCGCAGGTCTGCCCACGCCGCCCCGGAGTTCATGCTGGATGTGCCCCCACCGGAGCAATGCCGAGTGGCGGCGGTTGCGTGACCATTACTCGGGGGATTGGGATAAAGCCATTGCGCTTGATGAGCAGATACGGCAGAAAGATACTCGTGGAGGACTATGGCTTCATAGGCAGAGAGTGCCGTTAACTGCGGCGGGCCTAAATGATGAGAATGTCGGTCTCTTTGATGGCTGTGAGAGCGGCTATTGTTGGGCCTAGACGAGAATCCGTCTAACGCCAGCGTTTAGCCGCTGGGCAACATGGAGGGAAGGCACAATGGACAACGATCAGGCAGAGCGGCGGACCAGTCGGCTGAAACGCATAGTTAGGGGGCTTGCCGCCTTATTGTGCGTGGCGATTCTGGCCTGCAAACCTGACCCTTACTGGCGATTGCGTACCGTGCCGACAACTGAGGCCGAGAGGGTCAAGGTTGCGGAGCTTGAGACGCAGATACTTAGATCAACTCCGGCGACACTGGCAGGCCATGACCAGGACTGGGACGACGCAATTCTGGCGGCGCATCAAACCGCCGTCGAAACGGTGTGCGCTCCCACCCTTTGGGAGTACCAACCTGGGCACGGCAGGCAAGAGTGGACTGGGCAGTGGGTGCCCTTACACCCGAAGCAGTAGCCGCCTAATTTGCGGGTATAGCCAGACAGGGGACGCGTTGGAAAGTCACCCTAACCCATGTGCGCTCACACACTTGCGCCATTATCCCATCTTTCGGGCTTGGAAAGGTGACCTCCGAGAGACAGGCTCTAACCCATTGACTCGCTTGACCCTCTTGACAATCGGGCGCCATGGAACTAAGATGCTGGTGGGACGGAGTGTCCCCGCAAGGTGGCAACTCCCCTAGAAAGCCGCATGAACGCGGGCTTTCCGCATTCACTGGGCGCCCCTTCCGGAGCGCCCTTTGTGTTTGTAACAGCCCGTGACGGGCAAAGGAGTATCCCATGACCACCCCGAGACGGGGCGGCGAGGGCAAGGCACCCAAGGCCAAACACGCCGGGGGCAGGCCAAGCCTGTACCGGCCCATGTATTGTCAGGCGTTGGTTAGGTGGTGCAAGAAGGGGCTGTCCTATGAATCCTTCGCATCGGCCTGCAATGTGTCCGAGCAAACTCTGTACGACTGGGAGAAGGCGCACCCTGAGTTCCTTGAAGCCAAAAAGATTGGATACCCTCACTGCCGGGCATTCTGGGAGCGGGCGGGCATAGCTGGTAAGATACCCGCAGGCACCTGGATATTTAACATGAAGAACCGGTTCGGCTGGCGCGATAAGAGCCCAGAGGAGAGCGCTGAATCCGCCGAGGTGATAGCCAAGGCCATGATTGCCTATGCAAACACCCTCTAGCATCCTGTTCGGTGAGCTTATTCACAATAAGAATGGCGAGCGGTTCACGGCGAGCAAGGCCCGGTTCCAGGTTGTGGCCGCCGGGCGCCGGTCTGGAAAGACGCTGAGGGCCAAGCGGAAATTTGCCAAGCGGGCCATTCTCGATATGGGCCATTATGCCGCGTGTGCGCCCACAAGGGACCAGGCTAAGGCGCTGTATTGGGACGACCTCAAGGCGTTATTGAAGCCCGCGTGCGCTGGCATCCCATCCGAAAGCGACTTGACCATCCGGCTACGGCACGGCGGCGAGGTGGCTATCGTGGGGCTCGATAAGCCCCAGCGCATTGAAGGGCCGAAGTGGAACGGCTTCCTCGTTGATGAGGTTGACGAGATGAAGCCCGAGGCGTGGCCGTCTACCCTGCGCCCGGCGCTTGGAGAGACCCTGGGCTTCGCATGGCTCATTGGCCGGCCAAAAGGATTTCGGCTCCTGTATGAGTTGTACAAGCTCGGGCAGGGCCTCGACCCTGAGTATGCTGGGTTCACGTGGAAGTCTGAAGAGATCCTATCACCGGAAGAGATTGCTAGTGCCAAGCGCACAATGGACCCACGCCTATTCCGGCAGGAGTATGAAGCATCATTCGAAGCCCCAGGGGGCACGGTTTACGATGACTTCTCGCGGGAGCTTAATGCGGGCTTCCCGTGCCCGTTCGATAAACGGTTGCAAGTCATCATCGGGATGGACTTCAATGTCAACCCCATGACGGCGGTGATGGTGCAGGCCCATGGGCCGGAGTTGTGGGTGCCATGGAGCATCGAGCAGCCGAATAGCCATTCATCCCGCCTCGCCGGAACGCTGCGGGCTACGCTGGCAGAGTTCTACGGCGGGGATGATTACCCAGAGCCGGAGCTGTGGGTTGACCCCAGCGGCTGCGCGCGGCAACAGAACATCGGGACGTCGGACGTGGACATACTCAGGCGGGCTGGGTTCGATGTCCACTACCGGCCCGTCTACGCGGAGAGCGACAAGTTCAACGCGGTTCGGGCGTTCATCCTGAACGCCAAGGGTGAGCGGCGGCTCAGGATTGACCCGGGCCAGACGCGATTGACCGAACGGTTGGAGCAGTTGGTCCCCGACGATGCAGATGACCACCTCACGGACGCGCTAGGGTATGCCGTATTTGGGAAGTTCTACCCCGACCTTGAAGCGTCGTGGGCCGCATAGGGGGCGCGCATGGCCATACTGAACTACCTAGTCAAGCATGAGGATGTGAGCACGCGGCCAGACTTCACGTCCACAGCGCCCCCGCGCATTGCACAGGCCACCAAGTGGAGCGCCCTGGCGCCGACCTACGCCATGGGTCTCAACCTGCTACGCGGGGAACAGTTACCCACGCTCAGGAGTGATATTGACGCCATATTCAGCGGGAACACGGCGGCAGGCCTGAAGCGCCACGCCCGCGTGATGAACATCACCAAGCGCGTCACCTACCGGCGCGCCATGGTGTACAAAGAGTTCCCAACATTTGAAGGGCCGTCGAAGTTGGTCAAGGGCTTGACGCCCGACCTCGGCGGGTGGCTTAAGCAGGCAGACCGCGTATCCGATCTTTGCGGGCTGTGCTGGGTTGCGCCGGACATGCAGGGCGACATCCTAGGACTTACCGTGCTGGCCCCCGACCAGGCAGAGCCGATATGGACGGGCAACGGGGACGAGGTGGAAGCGCTCCGCATCTACACTCAGGCCATGTATGACGGCAAGTTGCGCGTCATCACGACCACCTGGACGGATGACACATGGACCGTCACGGTGGAAGGCAAGAACGTCACGGCGTGGGCGGCCGGTCAGCGCAAAATGGGCGGCGGTTTTGCCAAGGGCGTGAACGATTGGGGTGTCATCCCGTTCGCCCCCATGCGCTCCGAGTTGCCCGTGCAGGGCGACGAGAACGGCGTCCCCAACCTCGTGCTCATCAATCAACAGCGCGTGTTGAACCTCAACCTGACCTACCTCGGGGCGCTGATACGCCTCCAGACGTGCGCGCAGGCGGTGTACAAGGGTAACAAGCCCCCGGCGGTCATCAAGCTGGGCATGATGGACGCCGTGCACGTCAAGGAAGAGCTACAGGGCCAATCCAGCTTTAGCTACGAACTCCCAGGTGTTGACGTTCAAGGGGTGTGGGCGGTGATCCGTGGTGACCTGGAGACCATCTACCAGGAGCACCTGGGCGGGGATTGGTTCACTCTCGCCGCCGCCCCCTCTGGTGTGGCCATGGATACCAACAATGCGGGGCTTGAAGAGACCCGCGTTGACAAGTGGGACGCGCACCGCTCATTCTGGTACCAGTTCGGGCGCATCGCGGGCCGGATGATGAATCTGAGCGACAGCGCGGACCTTACCGTCAAGTTTGGCAACCAGAAGGTGCATGAGGACTCCGCCGTGGTTACGAAGCGGTGGCAGGACCAGATTGCGGCGGACGTGGCGAGGCCTGAAGAGTGGGTTCAGGAGCTGCATCCGGATTGGACTGATGCCCAGTGCAAGAAGTACTACGGAGAGAACGTGGCCGCGTCCGGCGAGCGTAACAAGGCACTGAGGCCCACCGCTCCCAACCTAGCGGCCTTCATGTCGGAGAACATGAACCCTGGCGGCACGAACCCGGCGGACGATGCCGATGCCGAGTAGCTTCCGCGATGCGGCCAAGGCGCTTGAGGACATGGCCGCCGCAGATGGGAAGGCTATGGCCGGCGCTCTAGCCAAGGCTATCCGCTTGCTACAGGCCAGGGTTGACCTCGCGCTGGCAGGGGAGCCGGGCGGGTGGTCTTACCGCAACCTTGGCACTCTCACGGCGGAGATGGAGGCGGCGCTACAGGCGTCGGGCATGTATGACGTGGCGGCCAAGTTTGGAGACGCGGCCAAAGCATACGCGAAACGGATTGACGGGGCATCCAAGCTATTCACCTTTGGCGAGGGCCACGCGGGCATCATCGCATCGGCGGTCAAGGCCCGGTACGACGGCTGGGAACTGACCGTACAGCAAAATACGCTGAACTGGATACGGCAGCGCCTTGTGGTGCAGACCGTTGACGCGGTGGCTCCGGGTAGGCTGGCAGAAGAGCTAGCATCGCAGTTCGGGGACTTGGAACCCTACGCGCGGACCTACATCGAAACGGCGCTCCACCAGCAGATACGCGATACGTGGGCCGTGGCGGGCGACGCCATGGGCGCCACGGAGTACGAATACGCAGGCCCGCCCACGATTGACACGTCACACGAGTTTTGCGTTGAACACTATGGAGAGGTCAAGACAATCGAGGAGTGGCGGGCGCTGGATAACGGTTCCGACCTTCCTGTGGTCTGGTCGTGCGGGGGCTGGGGCTGTCGGCACACGCTAGAGCCCGTTCCGCCTGGGAGCAAGGGTGTCTAGCCGCATCACATAAACTGAGCCAACCCAGCCCGCCGCGATGGCGGGCTTTTTTGTTGGAGAGGAGACGAGCATGGCGGACGATCCCAAGGGTGACGGCGGGACGCCGAACCCGAAAGATCCCAAGGCGGACGGTTCCGGCGGCGATTGGGAGCCCCTGTCTCGCGAAGAGACGGAAGCGCTCCAGCGGCACGCTAGGAACAAGGAAGAGGAAGCGGCGCGGCACGCGGAGAAGCTGAAGAAGATCGACGACGACGCCAAGAAAGCCAACGAGGACCGGGCCAGGAAGGCGGGCGAGTATGACAAGTTGCTGGCCGAGCGCGATGCCAAGCTAGCAGCCCAGGAAGCACGCCTGAAGGCCATAGAGGACGCCCACAAGGCAGAGCTTGCGGACATGCTCAAGGGCCTCTCGGACGATGACAAGGCACTCGTGCCTGAATCGCTCCCCATCGAAGAGCGCCTCACCCTCGCCAAGAAGTTGACCGCTCGTCTCAGTACAACCCACGGAAGCACGAAACCCGCAGGGTCAAGAAATGTTACTGCCCACGGCGGATTCGAATCAGATGAAGAATGGGCCAAGGCGGATTACCCCGCATACAAGGCCTACCGGGACATGAAAAAGTAACCATCAAAAGGAGATACTATGGCCGACACCACTGCAACGACCATTGCCACGCTGCTCCCGACGCTTGTCGGGTCTGCTAGCGAGGCGTTTGAGAAGGCGACGAATCTTCGCGACACCGTTACGGTGTACGCCATGGACGCCGCCACGCTCGCCATTCCGAAGCTCACCACTGCCACCGTCGTGAGCGTGTCCGAGGGCGAGATGCCCGGCTCTGGCGAGGCGTGGACGCCTACCAGCGCCACCCTCACGAGCGCGAAATACCGATGCACGACATACCCCACCGACCAGGCTGTCAACCGCGCTCTGCGGGCGGGCAAGTTTGACCTGATCGAAGGCTATGGACGCGCAGCGGGCCGTGCCCTGTCGGTGAAGATTGACAAGCTCATCACGGCCCTGTACAGCGGGTTCGACGCTGGCGCCGGTTCCGGCTCCGGTTCCACGCTCACCTCTTCCGTGTTTTCCATCGGGCTTGCTAACCTGATGAACAATGCAGCCCCCGAGCCGTATTCGCTCGTGGTCAACCCCCTCCAGATTCAGTACCTCCTGACCGACCTGCGGTATACCGCCCCAGCTGGGGCCGTGACCACCGGGGACACCCAGGCCGCCTATCTCCCTGGCAACATCTGGGGCGTGACACTGCGCGTGACCCCCAACACCGTCGCTATCTCATCCTCTGCCACCTACGGCGCTGTTTACAGCAAGGAGGCCATCGGGCTTGGGATCGAGAATGAGATGCACATCGAAGTGGAGCGCAGGCAGGATACCGGCTACTGCGTGACTGCCAGCATGGAAGTCGCGGTTGTCGAGATCCGTGGCGACGGCGGGTACTATTTCAACGTGAAGGCCGCGTAGTTTAGCGGAGAAAGGAGACACTATGGCTGTTGAAATGTGTGCTGACAAGGTTTTGAGCATCACGCTCAAGCCCGAGGACAAGACTCTTGCCGCGACCCCTACCGTGTTCGTCTGGCGCGCTCCGTTCATCGGGCGCGTGTTGGGCTTCTACGCCATTGACCAGGCCGGCGTCGCCGCCGACCCCACAAACTACATGACGCTCACGCTCACGAACGCAGGGCAGGCCGGCGCTGGCACCACGAGCATGGCGACTGCCGTAGGGACGGCGGCCTTCACGGCTGAGGTGCCCAAGGCGTTCACCCTATCCACCACGGCTGCGAACCTTGAGTTCGTGGCTGGGGACATCATCGAACTCATCAAGACGGAGGCCGCGTCTGGCCAGGACTTTGTGGAAGTGACGTTCCAGCTTGACGTCGTTGCCGGGCGTTCGTAAGGAGCCATCATGGCCGCAGAGCAGAATCTGTGGTTTCGCAGGCCGAGCGGAGAGGTGTTCTCTATCGCCTGCCACCCGGAGCTTACGAAATCCTACATGAAACACTATACCGACAAGGGTTTCGAGCTTTTGCTTGGGGAGCCCGGGGCCGTCGCAATCAAGGGTGACCTCGCACCGGAGCCCGAACCCAAGGCTGAGGCGGAAGCGCCGGAGCCCAAACAAGAGAAGCGCGGGCCAGGGCGGCCTCGCACCTAATCCAGCGGGGGGGGGCTTCGCCCCCTCCTCTTTTCTCGGAGCGACCATGAGGAAGATCGTATTCATTGCAATTCTGGCGCTCGTGGCGCTTCCTGTCCTTTCTGCCACGGGCGGGGGCACTACCACCGTTGCCGCCAGCATCCCGACCCATGGCAAGCCCACTGCGGGGCTGGCAGGGGCCGGGGCTGGACACTTTGCGAACGGCGCCCACCTGGTCAAGTGCGCTTATGAGACGGCGGCCGGGAAGACCATCCCAGGCACGGCGTCAGATGCCGTGACGGTTGTTGACTACACGTCAGATGGTCGAATCAGCGTTACGCTCGTGGCGTCTGCGCGGTCCGAGGTGACGGGGATCAGCGTTTTCGTCACCAAGGCTGGCGGGTCGGTGTATTACCTTCTGGCAGAGGGTGAGGCCAACACGAGCGGGGCTGTCACCTATGATCTCACCACGAATGAGGCTACCGACTTAACCGCAGTGGCTCCCACCACGGACACGGCGAGCGAGGCGGCAAATACCACCATCAGCGCATCCAGCGGCAAATACTTCCGTAGCCTGTGGGTCCACAACCTTGACGCCACGAACAAAGCGTACATCACGCTTGACGGGTCCGACCCCGTGACGAGTGCCACCGTGGGCAGCTGGTCAATCGCCGCCGGAGGCACCTGGGGGCCAATCGAGATGCCATCACAACATGACGGCTTGAACTCGGGCACCATCACGATCCGGTTCGATACCACGGGCGGGGTCGTCCAGTACTGGTACAGAGAGGACTTCTAAGCCATGCGCGCCGCGTTGGTCTACATGGGCACGGCAACCGGGGAGTCATCCGTCCTGGGCCTTGGGGATTACACGTCTACCGGTAAGAATGCCATCACCCTGGACATCCAGCGCGATTTCAGGACGGGGATGGTTAGCTCCCTTATCGTGCAACACTCGGTGGACGGGCTGAGCGCGTGGGCCACGCTACACGACTTCGGCGACCTGTCCGGCTTGAAATCCGTGACGCTCTACACGTGGTGCAAATTCCTGAAAATGGCCGTCACCTATGCCGAGGACGCCACCGCCGACGACCCCGGCCTGCGCGCCGCCGTGGGCGTACATGTGTGGGGACCGCCCGAGTGGAACATGGCGAGCGTCTGCCGGTCCGAGCATATCAAGGCGCTGTACCCGGCGATCGTGGATACGAACAAGAGCTTCAACGCGGACTGGCCGGATCAGGCGGGCGCGGCCAAGCGGGAAATAGAACTCATCCTGCGGGCCAAGGGCGTTGATCCGTACACCATCTTTACGGATGGGCACTCAACCAAACCCACGCCAGAGGGGCTTGAATCCGCTGGGGCCGCCCTCACCATTTGCAACCTGTTGGGCGCCGGGGCGGCCGTCTACGGCGAAGGGCTCAAGGATGCACGGGGCCACTTCCAGTCGGTCTACGAAAGCCAGATTGAAACATGGCTACTCGGCGCCGCCCAAGTGGACAAGGAAGCGGACGGCCGGCCCGATGATACCGACGCCATGAGCATCGGGCTGGAATTGAGGTGGTGACGTGGCGATGATCGTTGTCCGCGCCGACAAGTTCCGCGACGTCCTCGTGTCCGAAGTAAGGGCCACCTATAGCGAGGCCAAACTCGAAGCTATGGGCAAGTTCATGCGGGATATCATCGTGAAGCGCACCCAAGCGGGGATAGACGCCGACGGTAATAGTTTCGCCCCCTACAGCACGAAGCCCGCGTACATTTCCATGCGCGCCCGCCCGGTTCCCCGTGGCGGCCTCAAAACTCCCCAGACGCTGCGCAAGGTGCGGGCGTATAACAAGGCCACTACCACTAGCCACCAGACCCATGTGACGCGTAAAACCTCCGGGCGTGGCGGGAAGTCAATGTTCTTCCCGCGTGGCTACTGGCAGTACAAGGCCAACGTCGGGGCCACACACGTCAACCTCATGTGCACGGGCCGGATGCTCGGGGCCATGTCCTGCGACGTGTCCGGCAAGGTCATTCGCATCTACTTCTCAGGTGACGAAGCCAACACGAAGGCGGCGGGGAATGACACCCGGCGTGACTTCTTCGGCGTGCTCCGGGTCCCAAAAGAGGTAGAGCGCGTGAAGCGGTACTGGCAGGTGCTCAATGGCCAGTGACCTCGCCCTCTGGTGGGCCACGCTCAAGGCCAATATCGCCGCGACGACCGGCCTCGACTCGCTCGATGACGCGCCCATCGGCGTGGAGGATTGGAAGGCCACGCTGCTACAGCCCTCTACGCGGCTGTGCGTCGGCCACCTCGGGCTCAAGGGCGGCACGGAATCAGAGGACCGGCACACGGGCGGCGGGCACAAAGAGGCCATCGAGTGCACCCTCACCGTCGCCACGATCAACTACGCCCTCACCATCGCGGGGCTTGCGGACCTGCGCGAAGCGCTAATTCTCACCATCGAATCAGACCAGACCCTGGGCGGCTACACCGACCTCGTTACCTACAAGGGATTCGAAGTCCAATCGCAGGACAGATTTGGAACCGTTCTGGTCCTCAACTTCGCCGTCACCGAATACTGGGAGGCATGACATGAAGGTACGCCCCAAGCCGGAGTACGCGGGCTTCCATCACCCCACGCTTGGGGTGCTAGACTCCGAGAGGGTCTACGACGTGGAATTCCTGCGGGTCAGCATGTTCGAACCCGTCACCGACGCCCCCGCGAAGCCGCCCAAGGCAGAGCGCAAGGCGGCCCCTGTGGCAGAGGAGGCTTAAATGCCGTGGTCAGGTAAGGATACCGATTTCGCCGCCGTCCTGGCGGCCTCTGCCACCGCGTGGGGCACCTCCACCGACCTCATCGCGGCCTCTCGCATTCTGGTGAACAAGACCGGGCCGCCCCTTGCGTTGCCCGAGTATAAGGTGCGCGAGACCACGGACACGGCCTGGCCAGAGCAGCTTGACCAGGGTGACGTGAAGGGCGTGGAGTACACCATCGAGATACCGCTGTCCTACAACAACACCACGGGGGTTGACCCCATCACCCAGATTCTCTTCGCGGTTCTCACTACTGGCGACCTGAGCACCCAGCAAGGGGGGACGGCAGCGTACCTCCACACGCTCGGGATCGTGAGCGGCCAAGCCCTCACCGATTATATCCTCCGCTTCGCCACCCTGTGCTGGCGCCTCAAGTTGCGCGGCGCTGGGTACGCCTACGCGGAGATCCCATGCTGGCAGCCCGAGAGCTTCGAGATCGAGAGCAAGGGCGGCGGGACTGACCCGGTCATGCTCCGCATCAAGGGTAAGGGTGACAAAGTTGTGACCGACCTGTCCGCCTCGGCAGCCAACAATGGCGCAACGGAATGGACCACGGCGGGCAACCCCGTGATTCTGCCCCAGGTGCATCACCGTCACATCGGCGCCACGGGCGCATGGTGGGCCAAGAGCGCGGCCGTGGGCGCGTCCCCGGTGACCTTCGACGCCACCACCTACCTCAACCCTTCTCGCATTCTCATCAAGGGCGACAGGAAGCACGATGCCAAGCCGACCACCACCATGTACATTGACCAGCCCTACGATAACGGCTTCGCGGAGTTGTCGGTGGAACTGGAATTCGACCGCATCACGGACGCGTTCTGGACGGGCATCATGGACGACCAGAAGGCTTTCGAAGAGACCGGCGTGGAGGTGGCTTACCACTTCCGCCCGCGTTGGACCTACCCGACCGCCATCGCTACCACGTATTTCCCCTACTTCGAATTCGGATTCCCGCGCTTAGTGGTCCTGAATGGGCCGGAACTCGCCGCCGAGGCGGGCAAGGTCATGCCGTTCAAGCTACAACTCTCCGCGCTCCGCCCCACCGCCATCGCCCACATTCCGACGTGCTTCCAGTACGCGGGCGGAGCGGCCGGTGCGGCCCGTGACGCCATGTACTTGGCAGTCATGGACGCCAAGGTGGCGGCCTACATCGCTTAACCCTCTCCCGAGGATCACCGAGCCGGAGGCGGTGTTGAAAGATACCCCGGCACATTCTCGGGAGAGTACAAATGTTGAAGCTCGTGAACGCTGATAAGGAATTGTGCTACGAATCCGATGGGTCCATGATCTTTTACAAGGAACTGGCACCGCGCGAAATGGACGACCTGTCCGGCCTTTTCCTGCGGTCCAAGGGCAAGAAGTCCGCATTCGACTTTGCCGGGTCCAAGCGCGAAACATTACGGCGCGGCGTGACGCGCTGGGAGGGCGTGCAGGACGCGGCGGGGCAAGAGGTGCCCTATCACCCTGACCTGCTCGATTTCCTGCCCACAGAGACCCGTGACGCGCTGTACTTGGCCATCGCCGGGCGTTCGCCTGTCCCCGAGGACGCGGAGGAAAACCCTTAGAGGCCCTTCGGTACTACATCCGCACGGCGCACGAGGAGAAACTTGAGCCGTCGCGGTGCTACCGTAGGGATGAGTTGCTGGACCCCGAGGAATGCGAGCGCGTCCAGTCCTGCCTGAATAACAAAGAGCCGTTCGATCTCGGGTGCCAGGCCTGCTACATCAAAGACTTGCCGCCACTGGATGAACTGAGCCTGTCGGCGCTCTATTTCAGCAACCTGTGGGACGATGAGGCCCACGAACACTACCGGGCGGCGCTGTGGGAGCTACTGGCCCCGGCGCTGTCCCCTTCTCATGCAATGTCGTGGCTGACTCGCCGCTCGGTCATTTACAACGAGCGCAAGAAAATAGCCTACGAAGAAACGGAACGCGAACACGAGCGCCGCCGCCGGGAGGCCCATCATGGCCATACGCCTTGAACTCGAAATCACGGTAGACGACAAGGGCGCCGTCACCGCCGTCAAGCGCGTCGGGGAAGAGGCGGACAAAACCACGGGCAAAATGAAGGCGGCGGGGAGGCAAGGGACGTCCGCGCTCCAAGAGGTGCAGGACCGCGCCGTCAAGCTGTTCCTGTCCTACCAGGCCGTCACCCGCGCCGCGTCTGCATTCTACGAGGCGATGAAGGACGGCATGGGCGCCACGCTGGCCGAAGAGCGCCAGGTGCGCGGCCTTGCGGCCCAGCTAAACAACTTCCATATCATGACCGCGCAATCCGTAGGCTCTATAGACGCCTTTGCTAGTTCAATGGAGGCCATGGGCATACAGGACGACCAGGCCCGCGCTGGGCTTGCCCGTATGCTCCCGATCACCCGAGACCTTGCGACGGCCATGTCTGCGACAAGCGTAGCGGTTGGCATCGCCAGGAACGAACAGCGCGACTTCAACGCTACGCTTGACCTCGTGTCGAAGCTCATGATCGGGAGCGAGCGGGCGCTTATTCCCGCCATGGCAGAGTACGGCGTCAAAGTTGACGCGGCGGCCTCCAAGAGCAAGCAACTTGAGCAGGCGCTCCAACAAATTTGGCAACGCGGCCTTGACGGGGCGAGCGCGACCAAGGATCACCTAGCCCAATGGGACGCGCTTAAAATCACCTGGAGCAACATCTTTGAGGGCGCGGCCCGGTCCGCTATCAATGGCCTTGAGTCCATGGGCACGAGCCTTGACGGGCTTAATGACCAACTGCGGGCCACCGTTGCCGGGCACAACGCGCTATCTCAAATGTTCCGCGACATCGCGGCGGGCGGCATACTAGAGGCCGTCCCCGCCTTCCGGGCCATGCGCGAAGAGCTGCAACTCTTCAACGCGGAGGCGTTGATTGCATCCGCCAATAAGGCCATGGGGTCCGGGTCTGCCGGTGCGCCTAAGATTGACTGGAAAACGAAGGACACCGCCGAATACACGGCCATGGTCCAAGCGGCGCGCACGCCTGTTCAGCAGTACGCCGAACAGCTACAGCAACTGCACGAGATGTACGAGCGGGGGAGCATTGACGCGGACCAGTATGGAAAGGCCGTTGCCATGCTTGGGCAGGCGTTGCCACACAGGGAGGTCAAGGCCACCGCCGATTCCCTGCGAACGCTTTCGGCTGAGTTCGCAAACATTTGGGCGTTGCTTGATAGCCAGCCGACGGAGGATAAGCGCCCGTGGTGGGCTGCTCCGCCCGGCGATATCGCACCCATCGCTCCCACCATGGCGAGCGGGCAGGTGCCGGGTGAGAACGACCCTGCTGCACTTGCGGCTACGCGGGTTGACGCCGAGATACTTTTTACGCAATCCATCCGAGATATGTCAGTCGAACGCATGATGATTTACGCCGGTGAGGAGCAGTACCGCGCCGGGCTGACGGATTCATACATTCAAACTGCGTTGCAGGGCGAGATGGCGATTAGGAGCGCCAGATTACAGGCGGTTCAGGTGGGGCTACAAGGTATTCAAAGTCTCGCCATGACCATAGGCCGGGGGTCTGCCGTCGCCTTTAGAATCGGGCAGGCAGCGGCCATTGCGAATGCCACGGTGCAGTATTTCCAGGGCCTTATGAATGTAATGGCCACCGCACCGATATACGGATACGGCGCACCCGCGTACATCGCCACCATGAAAACGATGCTGGCCATTACGCTCGCTGCGAGCATCGCCGGAATTGCCGCGCAGAAGCCCCCGACACAGGGCCAAGCCCACTCGGGCCTTAACTACGTTCCCAGCACGGGCAGCTACCTCCTTGAGCGGGGCGAGTCGGTCATTCCCAAATACCGCAATGTGCCTGGGTACTCAGGAGGGGGGGGCACGCAGTTGACGATAAACGCCTACGGAACATGGCGCCCGGATGATGGGGAACTCTTCGAAATAATCACCCGCGCAGACGAGGCCAGAGACCGGGGGCGGGTCAACTAATGCCCGCCCCATCCTCCCCGCCCGCCGGCATTCCAGCCAACAATCCAGCCATCGTCTACAACAGTAAGAACCTGTGGTTACCCCGCAAGTTCGTGAAGCCGGATATCAGCGCCACGGACAGCCCGGTTATCACGAGGGGCAACGTCTATGTGCAGCGGGTGAGCAACCCCAAGCGGAACGAGTGCAAGTTCACCACGGACAACTTTCTGGACACGTCCCTGGCTTGGGTGGAGGGCGAGGCGGCGGGCCTGTTCACGGTCAAGTGGGATGCGTTCATGGCGTGGGCCATGGCCGGGAAGGTGTTCGAGTTCTACCGCTCTGCGACGGACTCGACGGCGGGCCGGTCCTACTTCCAGTACTGCGTCTGGGTATCCAAGGATGACGGGCTATCCATGACGGTCGGTAACCCACGGTGGTTCATTGATATCGAACTCGCCACGGAAGGGGCCGCCCGTTGACGCTCGCCGCTAACATCATACTCAAAAACCAGGAAAGCCCGACGTGGGTGCTCAAGATCGACAGCGCCACGGCTACGTATTTCAGCACGGGGCCGGTGGCTACGCTTGCTACGGAAGTGCCAATTATCAGCAAGGTGTCCCTGCCCGGGAAGAGTGTGAGCCTGCGCGGTGGCGGGGCCACGGTGTCAACACTGTCCGTGACGCTCCAAGACATCCTTCTGTCCGATGCCACCTACGCCGCGTCCAAGGTGTTCCACGATACCGCCATCATCGGCAAGGCCTGTACACTGTTCCTTGGCTACGCCGCCGACGCCTGGGACGGCGACAGCACTCAGGCCAATTACTCCCCGCGCTTCTACGGCTACGTGAAAGACGCGACCTACGATAACGGGCTCTGGACGATCAAGTGCGAGTCGGTCCTGTCCAAGGCCAAGGGCGTGCGCGCACCCATCGGGGAAGGCTGGCTCAAGGTTAAGTCGCAGTACTTCTCCAAAGACGACTACATGGCTATCCGGTGCAGGGTGGGATTCCCCGCCATCGCCGCGCCGGCCAACCTCCTCACGGATTCTTCCTGGGAGACCGGGACAGCCGCCTGGACCGCCGGGGCGCACACCACTGCATACACCCGT